CTCGTAACCATTGATGGAATCTTTCCGTTTGGTCTCAACGAGAGTTGGCAGATGCCACTCACGACGAAACAGACGGGGATTCCAACGCATGAAGGAATAATCAGGAACATCCGACCAACGCCCAATACCGTCCATCCCGTAAGGGATTGAAGGGTATCGTACAATGCCACCGATGAGGTGGTCAAGGTACGCTACGGTCCGGTTGAAGCCGAACCGATCGTAGAGTTGGTTGCGCAAGGAACTGGCTTTCACCAGTTCATTGCTGTTCGCCCGTGATTCAGGCAGGTACGCACGTGCATAGGCAGGAGTTACAACTCTGCCATTGTACGCGTCGACCCCGCACGACTCCCTGAACTTCCCTGTTGAGAAGCTCTTGGATTCGTTAACTTTCATCCCAAGGGATGTCAGAGACTGAACCACGTCAGGGTATGCGTCTACAGGGATGATAATATCGTCTCCGTAGATGCTCAGCGTTTGGGAACGCCGTCTCATCGAGCGAATAGTTCGATGAGAGAAGTCCCCCCGCTTCCGACATATTGCCGTGACAGTCAAGGCCATGAAGACCATTGACTCAATCGGAAATGTCAGAGCGGACCCCATGGATGCGAACTTATTCAGAAGAATAAGTTTGCCATCCGGGAGCTCTACAAATCGCGACCTAGAAAGGCGCAAGTAGCGGATGAAGCTTGGATTGAATCCAAACAACTCCTCTACGAGCCCCAGACTAACGCGATCTGAGGCCTCGGACATATCAATCGTGGCCGTGAGGCCATCGACTGATCCATCCAAAGCCATCCTTTGGTTATGGTGCTGGTGCTTGTAACCACAAGCAAAAGAACCACGCTCCAGTAGCGCCTTTAAGCGCGACTGTAGCGCCTGCTGTACGAATTGATTGTATGAAGGCTCGATTGAAATCAATCGAGGCTTCAGTGCCGTCTTAGGCACAGCATCAAGACGAGCAGGTACCTCCACATTGGAGGGGGGCCGCTCGAGTAGATCGAACCATGAGGTTCGAAAATACTCTGGTCCCACCAGTGACTCGATGTTATACGAGATGGAGTCGAAACCCCATCTCGAATTAACACCGAGTTTTTCGGATACAGCTCCCGGGCCATGCTTACCATCACCGATGGTAAGTAAGGCCTCACCGATGAGTTCCCCAAACAAAATCTGGGCAACTCCTCGGGCATACGGGTCAATTGCCGCCTTGATCTCTTTCCGTGATGGCAGACATCTGTCTGTATTCGCGAATTGAGCAATCTCAGCTGCAACTCGGTCGTCTTCGCAAACCTCAAAGATCTTCTTATGAAGACGAGAGATTTGACGAAGCCACCGAATGGCCAGTATGCTAGGGTTGGAGAGCAATGCTCCATCCCTGGAGAAGATCATACTCCAAATTCCACTAAGGAATTCAGGGTATGCACACCGCGACAACCACCCTTCTGTTGAAGGGAGTTGTCCGTCTCGAAGACCTGCAAGAAGCATGTCATCGAGCCGTGGCAGTGTGATCGTCAAGAAGGGTAAACCTTCTTGAGCGTATCTCCACCAGAGAGTCTCAATGTCTCTCTTTGCGCTGAAACCCAGAGCATCCGCCGCGTCATGCAGCAGATGCTCAAGGAGGATCACTTGGCTTTTCAACTCTGCCCCCTTTCAAAGGGCTAGTAGTTCCAAGCCAAGATGGGGCACCTTGCGGGGTCAGCTTGCGCTGTTCCTCCGCAGAACTAGAACTGAGAGGACCGCACCGATAGAAATACCGGTGAGTCCAGTCAGCATGATGATTGACAAGATAAGAATCGAGTCAGTCATACGCTAGTTCTCTCCAGCGATGAGCTTCTTGAGCCCTTCGTTGGAGTTGGCCGTGAGCGATGCGATGTGTCCAAGGATGTCCTTGAGCGCATCGGCATCAGTCACTCCAGAGAGAGGTCGATCGAAAGTGATCGACGTCATACTCTGCACCTGTGTCGACAGTCCCGATCCAAAAGGATCGAGCACGGTCCGCTTCTTGTAGAGGCGGGACACGTTCCGGCGGCGCTTTGCAGTGCCGCGCGGGTCGATGGTAAGTTCGAGAATCGCATCTGCGGAAACGAAC